CTTTCTCCCCACCTTCTGCCAAATTTTCTTGCAGCAAGTCCTATTTGGGGCTTGACTTTTTCTTTGCAGGCTTTCATTTGATGCGTCCATGCGTCCCGTCCAGCGCCCTGTCATGCTGTCATGTGGGACGCATGGACGCATTGTTTTGCTCAAAACTCCTTATCAAGTTTTGAACGGGTTGTCATCCGGGTCCACCTGCTGCCATCCGCCCGATGAAAAGCCGGATGTCTTGATCAGCGATCCGATCCCTTTGAAGCCTCTGACCTGACGGCCGGCGCTGTTGATGAGATGGGTGGTGTACTGGATGCCGTACTTTTCCTGATTGGCCACCAGCTGCTCGATCAGCGTTTTGCTTTTCAAGGCTGGGTACGCATTCTCTTCGCACCAGGTGTGGTACACATCGCCCAGCTCTTTGGAACTGACGGAGCAGTCCGGCCCGCACGTGATATAGCCTTTCGACTCCAGGAACAGCTCCACGTTGTTGGCGTCCTTCTTCACGGCTTCCCGGTTCACACGCGCCTGGTCGCTTTCCGTAAAGCGGAAGTTGTTCTTCACCAGCCGCTGCAAACCCTCGAAGGCCCAGAGGAAGATACCCTCCAATTCTTCGCAGAGCTTGTCGGCAAGCTCGGGATCATCCGGCCGGTCAGGCGGCTTTCGCTTGGTGGTCAGGATCAGCTGTCGGCGGAAGAAGCCGTCGCTCCGGTCGAACAGCGACATCAGATCGCCGTTGGAAAACGCCATGATGCGCGCCGTCATCCAGCCCTGATAGCTCTGCTTGCCCTTGCGTTCCAGATCCATTTTGCTTTTCGCGGTGACGATGGACTTCACATAGTTGGTCTGGCGCAGCGCTTCCAATCGCATGTCGTCGTCGATCATCAGCAGCACGTGCTCCAGGTCGGCGCGGGCAAATCGGTTCTCGGATATTTTCCCAACGCTGCCGTCTTTGGTGTATGCGCCGAACAGTTTGGACAACACATTGCCGATCTGGCTTTTCCCTTCGCCGCCGCTGCCTTTGATCACCAGCATCTTCTGCCCGGCGTTGCTGGGAATCAGGCAGTAGCCGATGAATTCCTGCAGCGTGGGAATGTCTTCCGGCCGCAGCAGGTCGGAGAGAAATCGGAGCCAACGCTCGGGCGACTTCGCGTTCGGATTGAAGGATATGGGTAGCCTGTATCGGACGATCTCATTCTTTTCTTGGGTGAATGTTCCGTCCAAAAACAACGTGCCGTTCCTGACATGAATGCGATCCGATTGCGGCAGCAGCTCTTTCACTTGCGCTGTGATCCGCAGGGCCTTCACAATGTCATCCACCTTTTTACTCACGCCGGTGACAACGAAACGCTCCACCATCCGATAGATGACAGCGCGTAGCGCATTCTCATCCGTCACCTTTCCTTCCACAGAGAAGAAAGAGTTTTCCGTGTAGGCCAGCCGATACTTTTTCAGAAATTCACGGCAGAAGATCGGTTCATTGATCGTTCTGCCGGTGAACCAATCCGGCCACCAAGGTTGTCTGACAATCTTTTTCTTCTCAGACTTTTCGTTATCTTCACTTGCTATTTCAGTTGTCTGCTTCTCGTTTTCTTTCATGGATTTCTCCTGTTCATTCTCAGTTGTCGTGACATCTGACTGTGTGTCCGATCACACAGTCAGGAAAGGTCGCGATGCCGTCCTGCGTTCGGATCATGCTTCGCGACGGCATGACGCAGGACGGCTTTATGTGAACGCGCAGGATAGCTTTTCCTGAGCGGAAAGTCGTTGGGATGAAGCCTGACGCTCTGGCTTTCACCGTCATCATATCACACGGCCTTCAAAATCGTTTTCACGTTTTGAAAACTTCGGAAAGCGTTGCGGCGTAAGGCTTTACTGGCGTTTTTACGACCGCTTGATTTTCTGAAATGACGGTTTTACTGGGGTTTCAGGACCAAAAGTTTTCACGAAATGAAATCTTTTTTTTCGGGAACACGGTTCCATGGTCTCCTGAAACCAGCCCCGGAGCATAGTAGCAAGCAGGGCAAAGGTAGCACCTTTTGCACTTTGCTTGTTGGGGAGCAGCGTCCCCAAGCCCTTTTTTACCAGCGCAAGCGCTGTGGTTGTTATGCGAATCAGCGGGATTCGTCATCGTGATGGGGAGCGTGTTCATCGAAGTGGTGATCCTTTGGTATGACATGTTGGTTACTATTTGGCGCGCTGTCTCTTTCCAGTACATCGTAGTTATACCGAATGTGCTTCAGGTCCGTGAGCTTTGGTTTCAGTTCGTTAAGCACTGCCTGATCGTTTTCTTTCTGCTCTTTCAGCCCGTCGTATTCTGCCGTCAGCTCTTTCAGCGTCGGCAGCTTTCCGCCAAGAGGTCCGTACACGGCCTGCGCATTTTTGTGATCTTCGATCTCCTGCCGATGCTCCTGATAGAATTTCACCGACCAGCCGGATTCCCGATACTGGGTATAAACCGCTTTTGTCCGGCTGTAATCCCGGATCGTTTGCCGCTGTCGGTTGATCTCCTTCATTCGGTTTTGTTTTTCCCGGAGAGCTGCTTTCAACTCTTTTTGCTGATTGGTCAGCTCCTGAATCTGATCGTTCAACTCTTCCAGCGAATCGATCTGATGCTCTTTCAGGAAAATGACCATCTGCGCTTTTGCGTCGATGTTGTTTCGCTCGGCCCAGACTTGATAACCTTTCCCTTTGCCGGCGCGGAGCTTTGCTTCAATGTCGATCAGCCGCTTGATCTGATTTTTAGAACAATCGCCCCGCGGGATTTTCGGAATGTGCACATGATCGCCTGTCAGCGTCCGGCGCAAAGTTGCTTCTTTGTATTCCTCCCCAAGTGTATCGAGACGGATATACCGTTTACCCTCCGGCGGCTTGATGCTGATTTGCGCGCCGCGTTTGATGAGACAGCCGACGTCTTCCAGCAGCTGCATCAGCGCATCAAAGCCGTCCGGCTACATCCGCAGCGCGGCGTCGATGATCATTCGCAACTCGTCCCGATGGGTGAAACGCTGCTGATTGCCCTGCCATTTGTTGTAAGTAACGGTCTTATCCTGCGGATTCTGAATGACAGACAGGCTGTGTTCCCGGCAGAGCGAATCGCTGATCTGCGCCAGATCCTTTGCCGATTGCTTCACATCCCGGTATTTGTGCTGCCCCTCCAGATCGGTGGAACAAATGATGATGTGATTGTGAATATGGTGTTTGTCGATATGTGTCGCCACGACGTAAGCAAACTGATCGTCAGTCATCCGGGAGGCCAGCTCTTTTCCAATTTCGTTTGCTTCCTCCGGCGTGATCTCCTCCGGCTTGAAAGCCTGCCGGACGTGATAGCCGATCACTTCGTTTTCCTGTGTGCGTCCGGTGTTCTGTTGGTATTCCTGGCGGAAAAGCATGAACTCATCCGCCGCCGTTTCAGGTGAGCAGGCGTTAGTCGAAACCAGGATTCCGTCGTCCGTCTTTTTCGGATTCATGATGTAATCCAGCCGTTCTCCAATACACTGCCTGGCGGTTTTCCCTTTGTTGATGTGAATGGACATGATGCAAGTGGCTGCCATGGGTACTCCTTTCAGTGTTGAATTTGATCTAGCCTGCGAAGAATGCTGCTCAGTATCGTCCGCAGTTCTTTCTGCCGATCATTTATGTCATCGATTTCCGTTTCAAATATCGATCCCCGTTCATTTAGCCGTCTGGCGATTTGATTGACATTGTTGCTCAGACTGCCCATGAGACGAACCGCATCGTGCAGCTCTGGCAGATCCAGCTTCAATACATATCCGTTCAAGGCCATGGCACGGATGAAGGCTGATTGGTTTTTGATCCCGAAGGTTTTCATCTTTTTCTGAATGATGGCGTCCTCTTCCGGTGCCGCTTTGAAGCTGTAGTGAATCGTGCGGTTTTTCTTTTCTGTCACTGTGCTCCCTCCAGTCTTTGAAATCCAACTGTCATGTCGGCTTTCGGCCGGCATTCATTTCATTGCTGTTGGTTCGGGCTTATTTTTCACTGCTGCCTCTGGCAAGAAACCTTGTTTGGCTCACTGCCGGTCCTTTCGGCGCTCCCTTCCGAAGAGGAAGATCTTCGCGGTTTGGACAGATCTGGAAACGTGGCCCTGATTGTCAAGGTGCGCTTCGCTGGCGAGGCCAGCGGATGACGAGGGGAAACTCATCGCCTATAAATGGCGAAAATCAGCGATTTTGGAAACACCTGAGGAAATTTTTTGCCGAGGCGAAGGTCAAGCTGCACATTTAGCCAGACACCCCTCACCCCTACATGGGAAAAATCGGGCAAAGTGGCACCACCTCCAGAAAAATTTTTTCAGCACGAGGATCGGCATCGTTGTTTTCTCCCTTCACTCATAAATGTCCAAATTCGAGCTTTTTGGAAACCTCTTTTGAAAATTTTTTGCAGAGGCACAGTGTCCAGCATAGTCTTCAGCGGGTACTATCCTCATACAGGTAGCTCTCCTTTCCTTTGCCCCTCCCTATCTACATGGCGAAAATCAGCGATTTTGGAAACACCTGAGGAAAATTTTTTTCCGAGGTGAAACTCACGCTGCACATTTAGCCAGACACCCCTCACCCCTACATGGGAAAAATCGGGCAAATTGACACCACCTCCAGAAAATTTTTTCAGCACGTGAGTCATCATCTAATGTCCAAAATCAAGCTTTTTGGAAACCTCTTTTGGATATTTTTTTGAAATTACTTCGCACGAGTATCAACAGCCCTTCGATCACTCCAGCGAATCATGCCGGCACCACCTCCTGTCAGCGGCTCCATATTGCCCGCTGCCCTCCTATGTAAAAAGCGAGGCAAAGTGGAAACACTTTTTGAAGTTTTTTGCTGCCGTGAAGCTCATGGTGAATATTTGCCCTACATTCTTTTATGTAAAAATCCGAGCAAAGTGACATCGGCAATTTTCTTTGCAGTCGATGTGACCATGCTGGACCGCATAAAAATGGCCCCGCGGCAATTTCACCGCAGGGCCTGAAAAAGAAAAATGAGCTTGGGTCATCGCCCAAACTCACTACATACAATATAACACTGTCAAGCAGGGAACTCAAGTCCTTTTTGCTCCCTTCGACTCCCTTTTATTCCCTTCGTCCTAAAATGTCATGGACGGCTGAGAATGATACAATCAAACCAATGGCTGTGCTGCCATTACAAGCAGCAGGTGCTGGCTCCATCATGGAGCCACAAACGGAGCCAGTAGAAAAGTACTGGCTTCATGGTGGAGCCACAAACGAGGCCAGTTTAGTCTTCTGGCTTCATGGTGAAGCCAGAAACGGAGCCAGGGATGCAAGCAAAACTCAATCATAAAACTATCCTGATGATTGTCGTCCTACCCATGTAAGATAACCGCCACGAGCGCAATAATAACGATGGAAACAGCATCTCAGAAAAGAGCTACACCGATTGAGGAACGCAATTTTATATTGCAGACGGTCGTAGGATATGGTATACTCTTTTGGGAACACACTGCCGCTATTTCGCATATGGGAGGGACAACGCAATGTCTGTATCCTACAATAAATTATGGAAGCTGCTTATCGACAAAGGTATGAGTAAAACACAGCTCATCAAAGCGGCCAAGATCAGCACCAACGCCATGGCCAAGCTGGGTAAAAATGAGGATGTGCGTGTGGAAACGCTGGTCAAAATCTGCGGCGCGCTGGGCTGTACCATGGATGATATTATGGAGCTGATCCAGGATCCTCAGTGATTTTACATGATGGAGGTATTCCCCATGTCGAAAGGCGTTATCTATATACTGACCAACCCGTCTTTCCCTGATTATATCAAGATTGGCTATGCAAAGAATCTGGAACGGAGGCTGCAGCAGCTGAACCGCAGCGAAACGATTCCCTTTGCTTTTCGGGCCTATGCCGTCTATGAAGTGGATAGCGCTCTGACTGATAAAGAGCTGCACAAACTGATCGACCGGCTGAATCCTGACCTTCGGTCCATCGAAACCTTCGATGGCCGTGAGCGGGTGAAGGAGTTTTACGCCATGTCCGCGGAGGACGCATACAGCCTGCTGGAGAGCATCGCAAAAATCAGCGGCACACAGGAGCGCCTGAAGCGGGTTCAACCGGAAGGGCATGAGATCATCGACGAGCAGATTGCTGAAGAGGTGCGGGAGGAAGCCCGGCGAGGCCCCTTCCGGTTCAGTGAATGCCGGATTCCTTTCGGGGCTGAGATTGTTTTCGTTGACGACGAGACCGTGCGTCCCACGGTGGTTGACGATCGGCATATCGAATATAACGGCGAAACCACTTCGCTGTCTGCTCTGGCGCAGAAGCTGAAAGGCTTCACCCATCCCGTTCAGGGAACAATCTGGTTTACCTATAATGGGGAAAAGCTGGATGACCTGAGGAAAAGAATTGCGCAGTAGGAGTAATCCCATCGTAAGACCAAAGGAGGAGCGCCATGCTTCCTGAAGAACGAGCGCGGGAGAAGATTGACCGGCAGCTGAAAAAAGCCGGCTGGGAAATTGTATCCCGTAAAGAATATACTCCTCACAGTGCTTCCGCCGTTAAGGAAGGGCTGATGCAGGGAAACACGGAAAGCGATTATCTGCTTTTTGTGGATGATAAGGCTATCGCTGTGGTGGAAGCCAAGCGGGAGGAAAACCCGCTGGCGGAAGATGTGCAGTCCCAGGCCGAGGGCTATGCCACTCATCCGCAAAATTGGTATGGTCTTTGGTATGACGGGTTGATTCCGCTGGTTTATCTGGCCAACGGGAGCAAGATTTATTTCAAAAATCTGCTTTCTCCTGAAACGGATTATATTGAGCTGACCGAAATGCATTCTCCCAAGAAGATGCTTCAGCTGATTCATCAGATTTCTGCCTATGGCGCTTTGCCCTGCTTGGAGAAGCGCGGCCTGCGCGATTGCCAGTATCGCGCCGAGATGGAGTTTGAAAACGCCATCAAGAATGGGAAAAAGAAAAGCCTGGCCGTGCTAGCCACCGGCAGCGGCAAAACCTATCTGGCCTGCCTGGCCAGCTATCGCCTGCTGAATTATACTCCTGTGCGCCGCATCCTGTTCCTGGTGGACCGGAACAACCTAGCCCGTCAGACAGAGAGTGAGTTCAGCCAGTTTGACCGCACGGAAGGCCAGACGGAAATGAGCTCCCTCTATGAGATCAAGCGGCTGAAACATGATACCGAGCTAAAAGCCGACATTGTGATTTCCACCATTCAAAAGCTGTTTGCCGTATTGACCGGGCAGCAGCTTTCGGAGGACAGCGAGGATGCCGAAGACGAGCGGACAACGCAGGAGGAAGAAAAAGAGGGCAAAGATATCATCCGCCTGGATGGTGATTTGAGGATTCCGCCGGATTACTTCCAGCTGATCATCGTGGATGAATGCCACCGCTCCATTTACGGCAAGTGGCGGGCAGTGCTGGATTATTTCTCCGGCGCGCATATTCTGGGCCTCACCGCAACGCCAACGCCGGAAGCCTATGCGTTCTTCAATAATAACATCATTGAGAATTATACCTACGATGATTCCGTGGTGGATGGTGTCAATGTGCCTTCCCGCATCTATCGCATCAAGACCCAGATCACCGAGCACGGCGGAGCAATACGTGCGGGAACGAAGCTCATGGAAACAGCCCGCAGGACAGGCTGGGAAACGATTTATACAGCCGACGAGCGGGTGGACTACGATCCTTCCGCCCTGGACCGCTCCGTGGTGAACGAGGATCAGATCCGCAAGGTGCTGACAGCCTACAAAAAAGCCGTCTATGACGAGCTGTACCCCGACCGGGAAAAGAAATGGGAATACGTGCCCAAGACGCTGATTTTTGCTAAGGATGATAACCACGCCACACAGATCGTGGAAGCGGTAAAAGATGTATTCGCGTCTGAATTTGAAGGCGGCGAGGTGCCGGAGCATTTTGTTCAGAAGATCACCTACACCTCAGGCGATTCCAACGGCCTGATCCGCGATCTTCGCATCGAAAAGGACTTCCGCATCGCCGTCACGGTAACGCTGGTCGCCACCGGCACCGACGTAAAGCCCCTGGAAGTCGTGCTGTTTATGAAGGACGTGATGTCCGATGTGCTGTACACCCAGATGAAGGGCCGCGGCTGCCGGGTGGTGGATGATGAAAAGCTCCGAGAGGTTACGCCCAACGCCGGCACCAAGGAATGTTATTACATCGTGGACGCCGTGGGCGTGACGGAGCATGAAAAGGTCATTCCCCATCCCGTGGTGAATCCTGCGCCGGATCACAAGGTACTCTCCCTGGAGCATTTGCTGGAGCACCTTGCCCATAACGAGCTCAGCGATGAAAACCTGTGGCTGCTGCGGGATTACTGCGCCACCATCCATCGGCGGTATGAGAATAACGCGCTGTTCGGCCGACATCTGGATGCGTTCATTGCCAATTATGGTTTTGCTCCCCGCACCATCGCCAACGCCATCCAGCAGGCGTTTGATCAGGATGCACTGCCGCTGTACAGCAGCCCCTCCGAGGACAATTCCGTCCGCATGGCGCTGATCGACTGCCTGATCACCAGCATCCCTGCCCGGCGGAAGCTGCTGGAAATGCAGCGGGGCTACGTCGTCCGCACGGAGGAGGACCCGGACGAATTGATTTACGCCGGTTTCTCCAAGGAAACGGCTAAATCCTTCATCGAAAATTTTGAGAAATATCTGAACGATAACAAGGATCGTCTGGAAGCCCTGCGCATCATCTACAACGCCGAGGACACCGTGATCACCCATACCATGCTGGCGGAGCTGCGGGACAGTCTGCTGGCTCAGGATCGCCGCTTCGGCATCTATCCCATCTGGAAGAATTACAAGGTGCTGGATGAATCCGGCGACGTGGACGAATTGGACACCAAAGCCAATGTGAACGCCCTCACCCACCTGATCCAGCTGGTGCGCTTCGCCTTCAAGCGGAGCCGCACGCTGACCAGCCTGCTGAATGGGTACACCCAGCGCTTTAACCTGTATTGTGGCCAGGCCCAGCGCAGCCTGACCGACGATCAAAAGGAGCTGATGCGGCAGATTGCCGAGTTTGTCATCAACGACGGCGCGCTGTCGGTGATGGATCTGAACGAAGTGGATACCGACCTGTGGCGCAGGGGCATCACCCTGTTTGGCGCGAAGGCGCTGGAAGCCGAAATGCGCTCCATGGCCCAGATTCTGCTAAAAGCTGCTTAAGAGGAGTATCGAAATATGGCACAGGAAAAGAACCAGAAAACCGAATCTGCCCTGCTCTCCAAGGTGTGGAACATCGCCAACGTGCTGGCCGCGGCGGGTGTGGGCTTCACCGATTATATCACCCAGCTCACCTACATCCTGTTCCTGAAAATGGATGATGAAAAGGAAGCCCTGGGCCTGGGCAGCTATCTGCCGGAGGGCAGCAAGTGGAAGGATCTGTGCGCCCTGAGCGGCACAGATCTGGTGGAGAAATACGAGGAAATCCTCAAGGAGCTTTCCGAATCCGACGGCCTCATCGGCACCATCTTTACCCGGGCCACCAACAAGATCGACCGCCCCGTGATGCTGAAAAAGGTCATCGACATGGTGTCCGAGGATAACTGGTACATGATGGACGGCGACCTGAAAGGCGCGATCTATGAGGGCATCCTGGAAAAGAACGGACAGGATAAAAAGAGCGGTGCGGGCCAGTACTTCACGCCCCGTGCCCTGATCGCCGCCATGGTGGACGTGGTGGACCCCAAGATCACCGAAACGGTGGCCGAAATTAAGACGCCGTATTTAATACAATTTAAGGTTGCCTGACCGTAGTGGTTTCGGTTTTGACTTAGGGGTTTCGTTTTGGTCAGGGGTTTCGCTTTTGAGCCCTTTGACCGATAATAAGAAATGGAGGTCTGTCGTTGGCAACGATTACGAAAAAACAGCTTGCTGATTATGAGCAGCTCTGTAAAGATAGAAATAACGGAAGAATACTAACGCCAGATGGGCTTCGATTTATCTGTGCTGCATACGAGTATGATCCAGAGAAAATAGGAAAGCACATGTTAGAGACGCTGGCCAAGTTTCAACCGTATAAAAAATGATTCGCAAAAAATACAGACCCTATAGTGAGGTCTATCCCATACACAAGAATAGGAGGAATGAAAATGTCAGAGACTGAGAAAAAACGCAGTAAGAGCAGTGCCGGGAAAGTCTTCTGCTATGTTGTAGGAAGTGTTGCATTATGCGCGACAGCCTGCGTAGTAATTCCAATGGTCGCACCATACATCACTGGTACAATCAATAAAAAGGTCAACAAGATCAGTAATGCTAAAAAGTCCGACGATGACTGGGGGCCGATAATTGAGAAAAAACATCCCGAAGAATCGGAGGAGGAGTAAGCATGCAAATCGATACTGACAAAATGGCTCAACAGTGTATTGATGCCATAAACGAGAAAATCAAGAACTTAAAGACATTGAATATCATTGTCATCGGCAAGTCAGGCGTTGGAAAAAGCACTCTTATAAACAGCCTGTTCCGTGGCAATTTTGCTGAAACCGGATTAGGCAGACCTGTTACATCAGAGATTCGCAAAAAGGTAAAAAAGGATTATCCCTTGGCCATTTACGACACTCCGGGATTTGAGCTTTCCAGTGGTCAGCAGAACAAAGTCAAGGACGAAATCCTCGATATAATCAGCAAAGGATTTGCTTCCAAAGACATAAACGACGCCATCCACTGCATCTGGTATTGCGTGAATGTGGGTGGGAATCGTACTTTCGATGAGTCCGAGATAAAGTGGCTTAAAGAATTTACAGCCGAGAATAAAATGACACAGGTTCCGATCATAGTTGTGTTAACGCAGGCGGTTCCGAAGAAGAAGGCTGCGGAGATGAAGAATCTGGTAGAAGCCGAAAATCTCGATATTGTTAAAGTGGTTCCGCTGCTTGCACAGGACATGGATTTCGATGATGAGTATGTTGCTCGTTCTTACGGGCTCGATACACTGATTGATGTTATGGCCGAGGTTCTTCCTGCAGAATTACAAAACACTCTCCAAAATGTTCAGAAGGCATCGTTGGAGTCAAAAAAAAAGGCTTCGCAGGCCATAGTCGCAGGAGCGGTCGCGGGCAGCTTCGGTGAGGGGTTTGCACCGATCCCTTTTTCTGATGCGGCACTTCTGGTTCCCACTCAGGTTGGGATGATTGCTGGGATCACAGTTGTATTCGGAATGGATATCAACAAGAGTTTCCTGACATCATTTGTTTCGGCGACAATTGGGAGTGCTGGCGCTACAGTCCTCGGAAAAACAATAGTCTCTAACCTCTTGAAATTAATACCGGGATTGGGAACTGTGACAGGAGGTCTGATTTCTGGCACTACGGCAGGACTACTAACGACAGCACTGGGTGAGGCCTATATCAAGATAATGGAAATGGTCTATAAGGGTGAAATTAGTAAAGAAGACCTGTATTCTGAGAATGGACAAGCTACCATGAAGCAGCTGTTTAAAACAGAATTGAAGAAGAAAAGAAACTAAGAGCAAGCTCCCCGTCACCGGAGAAATCCAGTGGTGAGGAGCTTTTCTTATGCCTTGATGGTCTGGCCGTTGCGGAAGGTTACACTGATGTCGCCCTCGCTGTTGACCGTAAGGTAATCCGTCAGGGCGTTAAATGCGTCAAGGGAGAAAGCGGTCAGGGTTTCCGGCAGTTTTTCAAAGGCGGCAAGGAAATCCTCGACGCTGCCTTTCTGCGACTGCGTCTGGCTGATCTGCTCGTTCAGATCCTCGATGCTGGTCTTGAGCGTTTCGTACCGGGCGGTCAGGTCATCGTACTTTTTCTGATAGGCCTTCTGGTCGAGAGCGACGTGGGCGTTTTCGTAGATGTTCTGCTGGACGGCATCGGATACGACCTGCGCTTCTTCCAGCAGCTTGTCTCGCTCGGCTTCCTGCTCTGAGGTGTCAAAGAGGAGCGCCATCATCTCGCGTCCGTTGGCGATGACCGCATCCTTTGTGGCCAGCAGCTGGTTTGCCGCCGACAGGAAGGCATCCTGAATCTGCTCGTCCGTCAGGTGCGGAGTGCAGCAGTGCTTGCCGCCATCATACTTGTGATTGCATTGCCAGATCGTCCGGCGGTACTTGTCGGTCGAGTGCCAGACCTTTGAGCCGTACCAGCTTCCGCACTGGCCGCACCGGATTTTGCTGGAGAAGGGATGAACGCCGCTGTGGTACTTCTTGCCTCTGCCGCGCTTTGCCATTTCCCGCTGAATCATGTCAAACTTTTCAGGCGGGATGATCGCCTCGTGGTTTCCCTCCACATAGTATTGTGGGATTTCGCCTTCGTTCTTCTTTTGCTTCTTGGTCAGGTAATCGACCGTGAAGCACTTCTGCAGCAGAGCATCGCCTTTGTACTTCTCGTTGCTTAAGATGCTCTTGACCGTGGAAATGCTCCACTTATCCTTGCCGCCCGGAGTCTTGATGCCGTCATCGGTGAGCTTTTGCGCGATGCCGTGGTAGGTTGTACCCTGCAGGAACATATCGTAAATGCTCCGGACGACCTTGGCCTGCTCCGGATTCACCACCAGCTCACCGTTTGCGCCTCTGTCGTAGCCGAGGAACCGGTTGAATGGGATTGTAACTTTGCCATCTGCAAAGCGCTTTCTCTGTCCCCATGTGCAGTTTTCGGAAATGCTGCGGCTTTCCTCCTGCGCCAGCGAGCTCATGATAGTAATGAGCAGCTCGCCCTTGCCGTCGAAAGTCCAGATGTTCTCTTTTTCAAAATAGCACTCGACGCCTTTTTCCTTGAGCTTCCGGATGGTAGTCAGGCTGTCCACGGTGTTGCGGGCAAAGCGGCTGACGCTCTTGGTGACGATCAGGTCAATCCTTCCGGCCAGTGCGTCCGCGACCATCCTCTTGAAGCCTTCACGGCGCTTGGTGCTGGTTCCGGTGATGCCTTCGTCGGTGTAGACATCCACGAACTCCCAGTCGTCCCGGCTTTTGATGTAGTTGGTGTAATAATCGATCTGCGCCTCGTAGCTGGTGAACTGATCGTCGTGATCCGTCGAGACGCGGGCGTACCCAGCCACCCGGCGCTTTTTCTGCTCCGTGATTGGAGAAGCAGTGAAGCGCGTCAGTGTGGCCGGGATCGTCTTTACCTTTTTGCCTTCGTTGATGCCCAATATTTCTCACTCCTTATCTTTTTCATGGTCTCGCTCATTTTCCGGCGACGCTCCTCGGTGAAGCTGGCCTTGATGGCCTCGCCTTGTTTCTTTTTCCGTTCCTCTGTCCATGCAGTCATCCGGCGCTTGGTGCTGTATTCCATGCTGACCTCATGCCCATCGTAGAAGCAGAAGGTGATGTGTCCGCCCGGCGCGATGGTGATGTGGTCGATTTCCTTCAGGAAAACTGCCTCGTCAAGCTCCTGCTGGCCGAGTGCCTGAGCGGTAAGCTCCCGGAGCGTGTCCTCGTGGATGCAGTTATTGCTGCAGGTGTTCGTGGTAGCGCAGACGAAAAGGTGGTACTTTTCGCCGGTAGCCTTTTTCCGAGTCTGCCTGCGATAGTTGTTTCCACAAACGGCGCACTTGATCTTGCTGGTGAAGCAGGTCACATCGTCCCGCTTCATGGCATGGTTCCGGCGGTAGGATGATGCCTTCTTCCGAGCTTCCGGTGTCCATGCGTCTTTCTTTGCCGTACTTACCCATGTGAGGGTTTTCTCTGTGCCGTCCGTCATGTGAAAATTGAGGATGCCCTGCTCCGGAACCGTGATCACCTCGACCTGTTCCGCAAAGGCATCCTCGTCAAATTCCTCAAGGCCGAGCGCCTCAGCGCATTTCTGCCGGAGAATGTATTCCGGGATCTCCATCGCCTTGCACTTGCCGTTTTTCGTCTTGCTGGAACCGCAGACCCAGCCGACCAGCTGATCGCCGAGCTGCGAGACCTTTGCCCGGTTCTTACGGGTGTTGCGAACATAGCTCTTGCCGCACTTCTCACACTTGATTTTGCTGGTGAAGCAGGTGATGTTCAGGCTCTTATTGGCAAAGGCTCCGAGTTCCTTTCGTCTTGCCATCTCGTCCTGCACGTACTGGAAGGTCTCCATCGGGATGATGGCCTCGTGGGTGTTCTCTACAAAATACTGCTGCAGCTCGCCGTGGTTCTTCTTGCGCTTCTTGCTGATCGGGTCTGCGATGTATTCTTTCTGCAGGAGCATGTTCCCGGTGTAGGTGATGTTCGAGAGGACGACCTTGATGTTGGAATCCACCCAGCGGCAGCCTTCACGAGTCGTGATGCCCTCGGCGGCAAATTCTCGTTCTGTTTCGAGTCGGGATTTCCCATCAAGGAAGTTCTGGTAGATGCGCTTTACGATGGCGGCTTCCTCCGGAACGATGACCAGCTGGTCGCCTTCCCATCGGTAGCCGTACACCCGGAAGTGCCCGTTTGGGATTCCCTGCTCCATGCGCTTGCGGACTCCCCATTTTACATTGTTGCTGATGCTTTCTGATTCCGACTGTGCGAAGGAGGCCAAGAGCGTGAGCATGACCTCGCCGTCACCGGAGAGACTGTCGATATTCTCTTTTTCAAACCGGACGCTGATGCCCAGCTCCTTCAAGTGCCGGACGGTCTTTAGAAGGTCTACGGTGTTGCGGGCAAACCGGGAGATGCTCTTGCAGAGCACAATGTCAATCTTGCCAGCCTCGCAGTCGGCAATCAGGCGCTGGAACTCATCGCGCTTCTTGGCGATGGTGCCTGAGATGGCCTCGTCTGCGTAGACGCCTACATATTCCCACTCCGGGTTCTTCTGAATGAGCTCCGAATAGTAGCTTACCTGAGTGGAGAGGGAATGGTGGAGCCGCTCGGTTTCCATTGATACGCGGGCGTAGGCAGCGACCTTTTTTCTGGTCGGCAGCGCCGGTATCTGCGGCTCTATCTTCGTGATTTTCGCCATTTGACTCACTCCTTTCCGGTACTATACATCACTCTAAAAGCCTTATTTATCAAGCGTTTTTGGGATATAATGTGCCGATTATTGGCTGGTATTTCTCCCGCATTTTTGTATCAATTATGGCGTATTGCTCCTCGGTGATAATGCCGTCTTTGAGCATGGCTTGAAACATATTCATGCTGGCCTGATAGAGCTTCTCGCGCTCGAACTGATCCTCATTCATGGCTATCACCTCCGAAGCGACCGGCGATGTAACAGGCGTGGGAGCAATACTTCCTGCTCCGGTTCCCATAGGCCGTGAAGGGCTTTCCGCAACAGGCGCAGGTAAAGGAGTAGACTGCATCGGCGCGTCTTGTGACGGCTTCCGGATGAGCGTTCCACCAGCTTTGGCAGCACTTGTCAGAGCAGAATTTGATCTGCTTCCTGCCGGGCACTTGGACGATGGGCTTTCCGCAGTTCTTGCAGCAGCCGACATCCGGCTTGTCCTTCGTAGCTTGTGTGGATTTTTCTCCGGCCAGACCGTTCCTGTGGCAGAACGATACGACCTGATTCTTGGTGAGACCGAGGGTGTTTGCTATATTGGCATAACCGAATCCGGCAGTGCGGAGCTCGGTAATTTTGGCTTTCTGTTCACTGGTCATGATGCTTTCACCTCCAGTTTCCACTGGAGATGAGGAGCCAATTTGAGCGGAGGATTTTTCACAGACACGAAAAAAAAGCCTGCGGGCATTCCGAAGAACACTCGCAGGCATAGCAGATTGGATATTTACTTCACGCGGATTTTCCAGCCGGTGATGATGAGGTTGACGTTCTTGATGAGCGTCGGATTGAGCTGCTGGATCGCTGCCACGGTCGTGCCGTACTTCCGGGCGATGGCAGAAAGCGTGTCGCCGGATTTCACGGTGTACCAGACAGCAGCAGAGGCAGGCTTCTTCAGGAGCTCATTGACCTTGGCCTGAACGGCTGCGTAGTTATATCCGGCAGCGGTCAGACGGTTTTTGCGGTCAGTTCCGTTTCCCCACTTGCCGTCGATGACTTCTTTAGCAAGCTCGTCCACGGTTTTCTTAGGTGCAGGCGCTGGTGAGGGTTTGCTGTCTTCAGGGCTTTCTGCGTACTTCGGCACGCCATAGCCACGGATATACTTGCCGCCGACCTTAAGCGTTCGTCTGCTGACAGAATCGCTCTTGTTGCCTTCAATGACGGTGATGGTGCTGCCGGAGACCGCCTCCACGATACCGACATGATCCGGCCATCCGGTATTGTCGCCGGAACCGGAGTCCTGCCAGTCATAGAAAATGATATCGCCGAGCTTCGGAACATAGGAGTCGTTTTCATTCCATGCGCCGAGCTTCTGGAAAAGCTCAATCATCTGGCCGCAGCCGCACTCGGTAGGTATGAGCCTTGTCAGGCCGCACTTGATGGAGACCGCCGAGACGAAAGTCGCACACCATGCATCCGTGTATTTTACCTTATATCCTCTGGCGAGAGGCTTGTGGCTATTGTAGGTGTCGATAATCTCTTTGTGGCTGCCATCCGCCTCGTTCTTTCCAAGCCAAGCTCTGGCCTGAGCGATGACCTGATCTCTCTCGGAGCTTGCGGCAGGAGCAGGCTTGTTTTCTTTCGTATAGCCGTTGAAACCTCCGGCCTTGATGATGGAAGGATAATCGATGTAGCCGTAGTCCAGATCCACGTTCCCGGAC